CCCGATTGATTATAAACTTGAACACCTTAAAAAATCTGTCTAGTTTAGTGTTGACATACCATCAATTTGATTATAGAGTTTTGCTTCCCTTTCTTTACTCGTTTTCATGACATAGAATAGGAGCCAGCAAAACAACACAGCAAAGGGCCCCTGAGTGATTAAATACTGTGTAATATCCATTTCCATAAAGCCCTCACCTCCCTCATGGCAAAATAAAAACACCTCAATGGGTGTTTGTTAACTTCCTAAATCTATGACAACCGGCTCTGTAGCTGGATAGATCAAGCCAGTAATTTCTTTATATTGTTCTTCTGTGATTCTATTTAAGACAACAAAACGGGCGACGTCAGCATTTGTGTAATACTGTCTTCCCCATCCATAAATGGTTTGGATATTTTTGAACCAATCCATCACGCTTCCCCTCCTTCAGCCAGCATTAATAACAAGTCCGCAATCATTTTCGACTGAGACTCTATCAAGTTCTGGGCTTCAGCCAGCTGCACCATGATTTGAGCGTTTTGAAACTTTAATTCATCTAAAGGTGACGGAACTCTTCCTTTTTCAACTTGTTTTAAAATCTCATCTTTTTCTGCTTGAGTTGCTACTTCTGACCATTTTTGCTCTTCGGGGTGAAACATAGGTTTAATGAATGATGGAGGCTGAATTGTTGTGCAATTTTCAGGAATTACATACTTTCCATCCTCCCCCGGCTCTTCAATTGGAACCGGCTCGACAAAAATAAAGTTCTCATCATACCGATAAACCTGTATCATGCAGTACCTCCTTCTTGAAACCCGATGACGACATCAATATAGTATCCACCGCCAAGCTTACTTGAATCTGTAGGGTCTGGATATTTGATTTTTAAATCTCCGTTTTCATATACAATGAGGTTGGCCGTCCCACCTGTTCCGCTAAGTGGAACTGTTACAACTGCCCCACCGATTGGAGCATATGAAGAAGGAATTGAGCCAAATATGATTTCTGGTTCTGTTTTCACATGCCCACGTAATAACGTTAAAGGTCCCCATTTTGCATAAATAGGTGTCCGTGTTCCGGCTGTTGCACCATTCTTTAAAGTGATGTTAGCGTACGAATACAATAAGTCATCTGTGTTTAATGATCGTTTCCACCCCTGCCAATACGTTGTGCTGCCGTCATAGTAGTTTGTAAAGACATTATTCTTGTAATCTGTAGCGTAAACCCATCCATACATACCTTTCCCATCAGAAGCAAGGCCTGTAAGATGAAATATTCCTCTTGTTGAAACTGTTGAAGGAGCATTAATAGCTTTTCCGTGCGCGTAAAAAGTACCCATTGTCCGGCCCTGATCAACTATTTTTTTGAGTATGTCCTCTCCTTCATTCGCGGCGATTGACACACCGCCATGATCTGCGGTAATTTTTGATAATTGAGCACCATTCCATTTCGTACGCTCAGCTGCAGTAATGTGCTTAACAGTGTCCGCTGTGTGTTCATCTGTGTAGGCTTTTGCGTCAACTAACGCTTTATCAGCTTTACTTTTCGATCCCGATGTCGTTTCCTTTGCGTTCCAGGTTGTTCTCTCGTCTGCCGTAATGTGGATCGTTTTATTATTCGCGTGCACATCCGTGTAAGCTTTTGCGTTCGCTTCGGCCTTGTCTGCTTTTTCTTGGGCGCCAGCTTTCGTTTCAATGTTTTCAAATTCATCGAACTTCGCTTTTATCTCATCGAGAGTTTGGCTGATCTCGTCCCGTAACATCTCAAAATCATCAATGTAATATTCCGCTACCGGGACAATGTTCTGATCCTCCAATGTCTTTGATATCGTAAACGTAAAAAAGGAAGTAGCCAGAGCCTGACCATTTGTGTAGTAAAGCTTTAATTCTGCCTTCACAATACCGGGATGTTTTAATTCTGCATCAGACAAAATATACTCTGCTTTTCCGTTCACTTTGTCTATGATAGTAAGACTCTTTTTATAGAAAGAGCCGTCCGAATAAAGCAAAACAATTTTTGCATCGACCGCAGACAAAGGAAGTGGTACGCCGTCTTTTGTAAAAGAAAAGGACAGCTTGGCGCTGCCCGTGTCTTGCGTCATAAATTGAATGTTTGTTGCTCTCCCGTCTGATCTGCGGGAATTGATATCATAAGTAACGTTTGCGTCTTTATAAATCAAGGTTCAGCCTCCTTAATGCTGCGGTGTAACGATCATCTTTGCTACTCCGTAGCCTTTTTCTTCGTCGTATGGCATTTCAATTTTCATGACAGTGCCGTATCCGCTGGATTCAGCTTTTGTCGCTATTCCTTCAATGGCTGTTACACTATCGCCCACCCCCACTGTGGAATCAATACGAACAAACACCTGACCGATAAGGCCGATAACATGCCATTCATCTCGCTCTTCACGAGGGGTGTATTCCACAGAAGGATCATAGTCTGGATTTTCTGCCGGGACCATTCTAACCCGTTCACCGTCGTAAACCTCTCGATAAATAATGCCGCCAAACTCATCCCTCAAGTACCGGTCTTTCCAATCGAAAGCAGCACCGCCGAGGACAAGCCCGGCCGTCTTCGATACGACACCGAGAATCTTATCGCCAGCGTCAGCTTTCCGAATCTTTTCGCCTTCCAAAGCTACAAGATAGGAAGCTTCAATTTTCTGGCCATCAGTTGTCTCAAAGTATTCTGCGAAGTCTTTAAGGTCAGAGACGCTTTCCACACGGTTTGTAGCGCGAACATTTCCGCCAATTGCATCTAACTCGATCTTTTTGTTTCCTTCTGATGGATTACCGTCACCATGCCCTAAAGCGATGCTGTATTCTTTGGTATTTATTACATTTTTAGAAGCCATAACAACCGAAGAACCGCTTTCTCCTTTTGTATGAGAGTTATAGGAGAACATAACCCCATTGCGCGATCCTTCTGTGGACGCTCCGCCAGCAATACCAGCAATGAAATTCCGTTCACCCTTCGCGATAATTGTTCCCGATCCAGCTATGATTGCACTTGTATCCGTTAGAGGTGAGCCCGATCTGGCAGCAGCCCGGAAGCCGCCTTTTATGTTTGTAGGTACCGAACTATATTTTTGACCTGCTAAAACTGCTGCATTAGTATAGCCAACAGCCCGAACTGCTGTTATATCAGCCTGATTGTTTGGTGACGAAATCCCTATACTGCCGCCTCTTGTATGAGCGATACCGTTCATTAAAGTGACATAGTAAACCCCGCCACCGATGGAAATTCCCTCTGGGGCTGAATCATGGATAGTAAAATTCGAAATACGAACATCATCCGTTCTTTGATCACCGCCATAGATACGGACATCTGAACCCGCCTTCGCAAATCCAGAAATGTTCAAACCATTAATGTTAATCTTGCGGCTTTTATACTGGAAGGCGATAACTGGGGTCCCTTTATAGTCATAGGTAGGATCACCAAGTGCTGTAAAGCCCAGTACTGTAACACGCTGATAAGCAGAAATCACAAGCGCTTTCGGCTCTAGCCCAGCGTACAAATCATTGAATATCGGCTCCTTAGCCGTACAGTCTACTAAAGTGACATCTCTTGCTGTTTCACTCCATGGCTCATTTGCATAATGATGTCCAATATGACGAAGGTCATACGCTCTCACATCACGGAATGATTGATGACCGTAAACATGAACATTAGAAGGTGCCGGCCACTTCGCATGTGCCTTTACTTCCACCCCACGGACATTCCCTTCCGTATAATTGTTAAATAACCACACGTCTTTAGAGCCGTCATCTACTTCAATACCATTTGAATTGGCTTTACCAAGGGCATGGGCTGTTCCAGAAGGATATAAACACCTACTGTTTGTGATGAAGATATTTTTGCTGTAATGAGTTGTAATCCCGTCGTCTCCATACCCTTCACATACACATCCATCAATCCAAACTGAATCACATCCGTTTTTGGTATAGTCACTTTCTGAAATGTCATACGTTGGAGCCGAGATATCAATACCATGCAATGCGGGGTTTACAGTTCGAACTCTTTGAACCCAAGCGTTTTTTACCTGTGCTAACAATAAGCAGCTTGATTTTACTCCACCCATGGCCTTCATGGTTCCATTTTGCCGTTCACGATTCCAATCAAGTGTCATATCACGAATTATGATATTTTTGTTACCGCCCTGATGATCAGCGTTCGTGATCACCCATTCATCTGATGGTGTCTCATCATGAAGAATAAGAGTGGTAATATCCATTCCGTCACCCTCAAAGATGACGTTGCTTTTTAGCTTTACACCGCGAACAACATAGACACCTGGCCCCAGTTTAATTTTCACTTTACCATTGCCCATGGCTTTCATAATCGCTTCGGAACAATCTGTTACCCCATCCCCTGCTGCACCATAATCATCCACATGTACGACACGTTTTATTCGCTTATTCAATCTCATATAATCACGGTCAAGCCGTTCTTTTAATAAGGGCGCAATATTGCCGTCAGTATCAACACGAGCATCGACGACCTCTTTTACATTTGTTCCGTCAGCATTAAGAATCAAATTACGCATACGATTATAAAGGCTTTCAATATAGGTTCGGAGAGAAAAACCTTGATGGGTAATTTGATCGGAAGTATGAGCTGC